AATATGAATAGAGGAGTATTCCTTGAGAAATTGGTTGGTGGCATTATGGGTGTGTTGCTTCTCGCTATCCTCGTTATCTGACCCAGAGATAATTGAGCATCAGATAGCAGATGATGGATGGGTTGAAGTACCTCTTGACTTTACTTTTCCTTTTTATGGAAATAGTTATGTCACTAGCTTTATGTTTAGTAACGGTGTTGTGGGGTTTCTTGACCCTCTTGATGTTCCCGGTACTGGTTATATACATGATGGGTTGTGTTGTTCTGGACAAGATTTTAGTAGCGGAGCAACAGGTGTAAGATTTAATTACACTATAATGCCATGGCATACTGACTTAATAGACACAGGTATTGGTAAGTTTTATACACAAGGTGATTCTACATTTCAGAAATATATGTGGGAAAACTTGTCAGAGTATTACAACAGAGATACAAGTAATACATTTGACCTGACAATATACCCAATGGGTAACATAGATGTAAACTATGAGCAGGTACAAATAAATAACCACGCAGTAACAGTAGGAGTAGTTGGAGATTTAAGTGTAGGTGAGTATGAACAATGGTTTTATAATCACCCTACTAATGGAGCAATCTTTTGGAATAGTCAACAAGATGACCCAGTAGAGATAGCAAACGGAGAAAGTGTATGCAGCGTAGTACCAGACAGTCATATCAGTTGTTTATACTATCCAGAAGAATATGCTGATAATGTGTACAATCAACAATGTGAGCTTGACCCTTTGTATGATTACGGATGTGATGGCTTTAGTGATGCTTACATAGAAGAGTATGTAGAAGAGGAAGAAGAAGTTTGGGAAGAAGAACCAGTAGAACAAGTGTTTGTAATAGAAGAACCTCCAGTATTTGAAGTAATAAACATAGAACCTTTAGAAGATTACACACTTACTGCTGTTACATTAGAAGAAGCATTACCTGAAATGGAAGATTTGTTTGAAGAACTATCTCAAGAAGAGTTAATAGAAGAAATAGAAGCTGAATTAGAAGAGTTTTTAGAGCCAGAAGAGGAAGAACTCGATGAGCAAGAGCAAGAAGAAGAACCCGTACAAGAAGAACAAACAACAGAAGAGCCTCAACAAGAAGAAATAATAGAGATAGCAGTAGTAGAAGAGCCTGTACTTGTAGAAAAAAAGAAAGAAAATAGTAAAAAGAAGAAGATGAGAGAGATTATAAGCAATAAACTTAAGAATTTAGCTACTGAAATGGGCAAAGCAGTATCTTTAGAAGAGCAACAGAAGCTACAAAGCCTTGTCTTAGCATTACTTAACTACAACGCAGGGTTTAGCAACTACAGTTACTCTTTAGTCGATGGTGTTTTTTATGAAGATAGGGGTATATACCTTGATAAAGATATACCAGATAACAAAAGAGGTTTAAGGAACGGACTTGCTAATGAAATACTACATAATAAATTGATGGATTTACAATGGCAGAAGTAGAATATGGTGGTATTAAAGTAGGTGGAAGTAAATTACTACTTATTGTTCCATTAATAGGTACAATACTAGGTGGTGCATGGGGTGGATTTGAAGTTTATCAAAGATATTTAGACATGGAATCTAAAATAAACTCTTATATTGCACCAGATTTGTCAGGTATAGAACAAGATTTAGCAGTTATTAATGAACATATGTCTACAGTAAACACACATATGGAGTTTGTCAGTAAAGAAATTGACTTGTTTAAGGAAGAAATTAATTTAATTAAAGATAATGTTGACGAACAAATTACTTATGTTAAAGAAGTTAAAGTAGAAGTTAGAGAAGATATGCGACATCTTGAAAGTATTGTTAATGATGTAGAAACAAAACTACAAAATCAAAAATCAGATGTAGGTACAATGATTGACAATGCTGATACAAGATTTGACCAGAGAAGAGATGCTCTTTATTCTGATACAGATAGAAAAATTAAAGATGTAGAAGAAAGACTTAACACAAGACTACAAAGAGCGTTAGATAACCCACTAGCAAACTAGGAGAATAATATGCCATACGGAAAAGGTACATACGGAAAAAAAAGAGGTCGCCCACCAATGAAGAAAAAAGGTAAAAAGAAATAATGGCTAAAGACAGTAGATTAACAAAAAATAATTTATCTGGCTACAATAAAGCTAAAAGAACACCTAAACATCCAACAAAAAGTCATGTTGTTTTGGCAAAGGATGGTGATAAAACAAAACTAATTAGATTTGGACAGCAAGGTAAAACTGGCGATAGAACCAACACAGCTAGGTCAAGGTCTTTTAAAGCTAGACATGGTAAAAATATAAAAAAAGGTAAGATGAGTGCAGCTTACTGGGCAAACAAGGTAAAGTGGTAATGGCTAAAAAAGGACTATACGCAAACATAAACGCTAGGAAAAAAAAAGGTATTAGTAGACCTAAGTCTAAATCTACTATTACTAAAAAAGCCTATGCAAAAATGAAAAAAGGATTTAAAAAGTAATGGAAGATAATAGAGTTCAGTTACAGTTAGACAAACATTCTAATCAAATAGCTAAACTTTTTAGTAAGATTGACGATACTAACGATAAAATACAAAAAATATTTAATATGTTAAATCAAATCAGATATTTTATTTATGGTGGTTTTGCATATTTTTTAGCAAGTGAAGTAGGTATGTTCAATTTATTAAAATTAGTTGCATGATAGCTTTTATAACAAATGTTGCTCCAATTGCATTAGGTTTTTTTGCAAAATTATTTGCATTAAAAAGTCAAGCAGCACAAGAACAACAAAAATTAATGATACAATCGTTGCAAGTTCGTAACGATTCTATCAACATGGCAAGAGATAGAGCAGATAAAGAAAGCCCTATGGCTGCTATGAACAGAAGAATTATTATTTTAACTATATTAGCTTTAGTTATATTTACACAGGTAGCCCCTGTGTTTTGGAATGTGCCAACTGTTATACCGACAGTAACAGAAGGCTTTAGTATATTAGGATTTCAATTGACAGCAGACGAAATAGAGTATGTTACTGTAGAAGGGATGTTGAAATTTGATGAAATATTTAGATGGGCAACAATGATTATCGAATTCTACTTTGGAGCACAATTAGCAAAAGGTAGGTAATAATGAAAAGGGCGGTAGTTATACCCGACCAACACTTTCCGATACATGATGAGAAAGCGGTCAAAGTTGTACTAAAAGCAATAGAAGAAATTAAACCAGACATATTTATTAATCTGGGTGATGTTGGAGAATGGAATTCTGTATCGGGGCATAGGTATAAACGACAGAAAAGACCACCACTAGAATACCAGTTACCAGAAATAGATAAAGAAGTTAAAGCTGTTAATAAACAAATAGACAGGTTTGACAGGGTGTTAGACAAGGTAAAATGCAATACTCGACATATACTTGCAGGTAATCATGACGAATGGCTAGATGCTTTTGTATTAGAAAACCCATACCTTGAACAGTATTTATTTAGAAATGCTTGTAAATGGGATGACAGAGGTTATGAGTATCGTAAGTACAATGAGGTTTTAACTATTGGTAAGTTGTCTTTTGTACATGGTGCATATACAACAACTACTCATGCTAAGACACATTTGGAAAGATATGGTACAAACATTATGTACGGACACACACATGATGTTTCAAGGTTTTCATCAACAAGATTATTAGATGGAAATATAAGTGCTTGGTCAATGGGTTGTTTAAAAGATATGTCGGCAGAAAACAACACATGGTTAAAAGGCAGACTACATAACTGGAATCACGCTTTTGGTATTGTAACTTTTTTTGACAATGGAAATTTTCAAGTTGAAGTTGTAGACATAGTAGATGGTAGATGTTCAGTATGGGGAAAAATAATTAAAGGATAGTATATGACATATAGAGAATTAATAAATCAAGTACTAATACGACTTAGAGAAGATACAATTGCAACAGATTGGTCTGGCAATATTAATGACTCTAGTACAGTATCAGCTTATCAAAAAGTAATAGGTGCTTTAATAAATGATAGTAAAAGAAATATAGAAAATTATCATGATTGGTTAAATTTAAGAGAAACAGTTGATATAACTACAGTAGCAGGTACAAAAAATTACAACTTAAGTTCTGGACAGGAAATTAAAATTATTGATGTAGTTAATAATGATACTGGAATACATCTAAATCAAGCCAGTAGAAATTATATTAACACAGTTAAATATCCTACAGATGATACAGGTGAGCCATTGTATTACGCTTTTAATGGTAGTGATAGTTCTAACAATCTTAAAATAGATTTATCACCAGTACCTACAGAAGCACATACATTGTCTTTTGACATTGTAAAACCACAAGACGATTTATCTACAGCTAGTACAGTTTTAAAAATACCTTCTAAGCCAGTAATACTTGGTGCATGGGCTAGAGCAATATCTGAGCGTGGTGAAGATGGTGGAACACAATCTAGTCTTATGGCACAAGAAGCAAACGATGCAATTAAACAAGCTATTATGTTAGATAGTGGAAATACACAATACGAATCAGATTGGTATATTAAAGAAAATCATTCTCATGGAACAGTTAATTTTAGATAATGGCTAAAGAACTTACATATCAACCTTTACAAGATATAGGTATTAATGGATTAAATACGCAAGATAATCCAGCAACACTTAATCCTTCCTATCTTACAAAAGCAGAAAATGTTGTAATAAGAGAGTCTGGTCGTATTGCTTTTAGAAAGGGTTTAAAACAAAAAGTAACACCATCTGGTACAAAAATAGGTTCAATTGTTGAGCATAACGACAATGGTACAAACAAGATATTTGCTAGTCATGGTACAAGTATATACACAATAGATTTTACCGCACCTAATGCTGCGTTTCCTAGTAGTGGTGCTGATGTTAAACATACTGTATCTGGCAGCACAAGTGATTGGCAGTTTATAAATTTTAATAATAGATTAACTTGCATACACGCAGGTGTAGTGCCACAAAGATATGATGGTTCACAAGGTTCTGGTAGTAAATGGGCTGCGTTTGATAACGCACACAGACCTTCAAGTGTTACTTCTGCTGAATTTAAACCTAGTTGCGGTATGGGTTTTTATGGTCGTATGTGGGTAGGTGGTGTTGCTGAATCTAAAGATGTTTTGTATTATTCTAGTTTATTAGATGCTGATGATTTTAGAACAACAGCAGAAAATGGTGCTTCAAATGGCGGTTTAATTGATTTAAAAACTGTATGGGGTAGTGATGACATAATAGCTATTGCACCTTTTTTTGGAAAGTTAGTTGTATTTGGTACAAACAATATTGCTATATATAATAGCCCTAATATAATTGGTAGTATGGCACTTGATGAAGTTATAAATGGTGTTGGATGTATTAGTAGAGATAGTGTACAAGCAATTGGTGATGATTTAGTTTTTATTTCTTCAACAGGTTTAAGGTCTTTAGCTCGTACAACAGAAAAAGACAAACTTCCTTTATTAGATTTATCTTTAAACATTAAAGATACATTAATTAGAAATATAGGACAAAGCACAAATATTAAAAGTGTTTATGTTGAAAATGAAGGAATATATATATTGTCTTTTGTCGATAAAAATATAAATTATGTGTTTGATTTTAAACATGCTACACCAAATGGAGCACCTAGAATTACAACATGGGTTTTTGACAATGATAGAGAACCAGCAAGTTTGACATATACAACATTGTATGGATTACTTGTAGGTCAACAAGATGGAAGTATTGCTGGATATGAAGGATATTATGATACAGATTTATCTTATCCTAGTGGTTCACAAACATATACCAATAGTTCTTTTACTAGCAATATAGCAACTACATGGATTAACTTGGGTCAATCAGTTGCAGCTTCTTTACTAAAAAGATTATTTTTAGTTTTAGAAGGTGGTTCTGGAGCAACCTTAGGATTAAAATGGTACAAAGATTATAGTCCAAGTCCATCACCTACAACATCTATAACGCTAAATCCAGTAACAACAGGTACAGCAGCTTTATGGGGAGCAAGTACATCTTTGTATGGTAAATCAGGTGTTACTTATAAACCTGTATATGGATTGCAGGAATATAAAACTTCATTAACAGGAAGTGCAAAAAATTTAAAATTAGAAATATCTATAGAATCAAATGGATATGATACAAGTCTACAAGACTTAACTTTATTACATAAACAAGGGAAAATAAGATAATGGCAAATTATACAATAGCAGTATCTTGGTCGGGAAAAGATGCATTATCGGACTCTGATGCAGCAAAAGTAATATCTGGCGCAGATTTTAATACTGAATTTACAGCAGTTCAAACAGCAGTCAACACTAAGGCTGATTTGAATGGTAGTGCTTCAGAAGCATTTAGTGCAACAACTGCTACAGAAGGAACAAATACTACACAAGTTGCTTCAACAGCTTTTGTAACTACAGCAATTGCTAGTCACAAAACTACAACTGAAGCTGCTAGAACAAATGGTTTTGGTTTAAGAACAGTAAGCACATCTGCTGCAAGTGGTGGCTCTAATGGAGATATTTGGTATCAAGTAGCAAGCTAATATGACTTTAAAGATAAACGATTCTGGAACTTGGAAAGAACCTACAAAGGTTTCTGTTAAAGATGGCGGTGCTTGGAAAGAAGTATTAACTGCTAGTGTTAAAGATGGTGGCTCTTGGAAGCCTTTTTATCAAAGGAAATATACTTATACAGTTTCAAGTAATGTTAATAAATTAGATTTAGATACTGTACTTACTACCGACCAAAAATTAGGTGATGTAGATGTAGTCATTAACTCTGGTGTTTATGTTTATTCAGACTCAACTAGCACCCCTGCCCTACTTACTGGAAGTGGTGTTGCTGGTGTTCTTACTATTATTAACAATGGCTATATTTATGG